GAAAATACAGGCAATTCACTCTATTTGAACACAGATAGTTCAACTGTGGCCCCACAGGTAGTTCAAGTCAACCCTCGTCAACTCATAGGCAGAACATCCACAGCAACCCTCTCAACTATTGACTACAGTACATTGGCTACAGACTTAATTACAACAGGTCTTATCAAAGGTGATAACGGTGTACAAGTGGATGTGACTGGTGGCGATACTGCAGTAATATCTCTTTCAACAAACATTTTCAATATCACACCATTTTCTGCTGCAATAAGTGTTCCCCTAACTGTTACAGGCAATACAATTGCAACAGGGTATCTTTCTGCTGGTACCAATATTTTTGCTAACGGAAATATAACAAGCCTAGGATCAATATTCTCTTACGGCGATGTTGTTGCATATTATACATCAGACAGAAGTCTCAAGACAAATATCTGCAAGATCAATCAACCGCTCATCAAACTCAAGACATTAAATGGTTATGAGTTTGATTGGAAGGATAGTGCACCAGAGCATCTAAGAGGACATGACATTGGTGTGATTGCAAATGAAGTTGAAGATACACTTCCTGAAGCTGTGACCAACCGCCCTGATGGCATCAAAGCTGTTAACTACAATAAGATTGTACCTTTGTTAATTGAGTCAATTAAAGAACTAACAAGCAAGGTGGAACAACTTGAAGCTAAAATTCTATAATCTTGTAGCTAGCCTGCTAGAAGCTAGCATATCACCCTTTGTCAGCAGATCACAAGACGTGCATGCATCATCGGGTACAAATCAAGGAATAACTGTAGCTGACATTAATAATACTTTTCCTTCTTCAATAAAGAGCATCAATGTAACATTGCCTGGTAAAAGAAAAAAAATTAAGAAGCTGAAGAAAAAAGATTAATTATATTTCTGGCTCTATTACCTACTTGTCCTGCCCACTTGCTATTCTTTAATTCCATGGCAGCATTTTTATAATCATTTTTTTGTATTAATTCTTTTGTCTTTACAAATTTACTCAATCGAGTGTAGCCAAGATTAAAAGACATGTCCAATAAACCTAATTTTATATTGCGTGGTAAGCTATCAAATCCTGGTATATAGTGTTTAACGTCCTTATAAGCTATCTGAAGACACTCAGTAAAAAGAGCTTTTATCTGTTCATCAGTTAAATTGATCTTACCAGAAAGAACATCATCATAATTAACATTTAACTTGTTAAAAATTGCCCTGGCATCAGGTCTTTGCAAATTGAATCCTATGCCCACTGTTGGTATGCCAAGTGAATCAGGATATACATGAGGTCTTACACCTTCATGCTTCTTAATAAAGCTTAGGATATCATCAAATGTGAGACGTGTATCTTCTGCTTTTTGAATGATAGCAGGGGGTGGTGGCGGGACATCAGCTACCGCTTCTAAGATTTGCTTGATTAGCTTGTAGAATCGCACCTAATTATTTAATTAAGTACAGCGACCTTTACGATTTTTGGATGCGAATCGGCAAAATCAATGGCATCACTTTTGTTGACAAAGAACACATCAATCACTGGTAGCTTGCCACCAGAAGCAACTTTGTCTTTAACAGCTGAACCTGTATCAACTGCTTTCACAAGACCTACGTTGGGTATAATAACCTCCTTATTGTAGGGAATAATGCGTGGGTCTACTGCAATAGAGTCGCCTTGCTTGAGTGTGTAGCCTGTGGAGCTCCTCATTCTGCGGCTATCAGCATCTGTGCCACTGCCTCGAGCCCAATATACAGTTAATCTAACAGTAAGCACTCTGTAATTATTGTTATCTGTCTTGGGGATAAAGGTACCATTGTAATTGATACCATCTTTCTTTACTTCTATATGTTTTGCTAGCTCTCTCTCTTTACCAGATGAGAGAGATTTTAGCTCTCTCTTTACATCATTAACTGTTAGCTTCTTCTCTATACGCTGAAAAGCAGACATGCTTATGGGATTAGCTGTTAGAATTAAGCCTACTAGTATTAATAGAAGCTTATTGATTTTTGTGTTTTTTGTTTTCATAGATTAAAAAAGAGTCGCTTAGCGACAGGCCAAATAAGGCACTAATGTATGTTTTAATATTTAATCAGTATACTGGAAATTGCTATTGCATCAAGAACAAAATTATGCTAAATTCTCTATATACTTGCGCAAGTTATGATTTCTATTGGTCCAACCCTTGAGAAACACACTTAACTTGGGTCTTGATTCAGATAAATTTACATAAAAAGTTTGACGTTGATCAATAATTTTATTTGCAAGCTGTTTTGCATTTGCCTGATCTGCAGCCTTTAAAGTGACAGGACCGACAACACCATCTGCAGCAACACTCAAAGCTCGTTGTAAGAATTTATTTGCTTGTTTGCGCCCTGCATTAACAACAGAGTCAAAATATGAGATATATGCAGGTTCAGACAATTTATCTGCAACACTAGGAAGCCAGTAATCGTTATAAAAGATTTCATCTGCTTTTTCACGTGAAAGATTTTTAATATCCAGATCTGGATAATCCCTTTTCGTAATACCATACATGGTTTCTCCACCTGGGTCATTGGGGTGATTGTAATATCCACCTTCTGCTTCTCTGACAAACTTCATGGCTTTTTGGAAGCGCTCGTTCATGTGATTATTTATCCCAGGGAAACTCAACCCATACATCATGCTCATATTCTTTTGAGCTATAACTGGGTTTGTGTGTAGTTTTATTCTTTGTAACAAGGCTTATTGTTGTTAGGGCTATCTCTGGGTCTAGACGATAGAAATACTTCAAAAGATAATCAAAGGTATCTCCTGTATCAGAAATATCATCTACAATAAGGACATGCCTCTTTAAATCAGATGCTTTGACAGACTGGTATACAATAAAATCTTGTTGTGTCTTTTCATCTGAATAACTTCTTATTCCAATACTGAAAACGTTCTTAATATCAAGCTTGTATGCAAGTGAAGCAGCTAAAATTAACCCACCTCTCGATAAACCTACAATATCATATTTTTTAATATCTTTAATATCATTCTTTACTCTGTCAACAATAAAATCTAAATGAGAGTTATACTCGCTCCAAGAAATAGTGCTCTTTGCCATTCCTTATTATGATGAAAGTGGTAGCAATATCAACTTAAGAGTTAAAATTGTATCTCTTTAGCATCCCAGGCATCTTGCCAGCTCTTCTCAGCTTTTCTATATCTCGCTCAACTTCAACAAGGGCCTTGATACCATGCATTAAGAATCCGTATTTTTCTTTGATTCTTTTCCATACAAACACTGGTTCGTTGTTATTAATTCTTTTGGCAAGGTCTTCAATTTTTTTAGATACATTTTCTTTTAGTTGGCCCAGGGTAACAACACCAAAGCCAGCAACATTAATTTGAGATTTATCTAAATCTGTTTTGTCAATCTTCTCTATCCATCCTGCTCTCTCTGGCTTAACAGAAACAGGTTCTGCAGCTGCAGAGTTCTCCTCTTGTTCATTGCGATAAGTTACAGGAGCCTGTGCCCCATCTGGTATGTTTTGTGCTTGGATTTCAGTATGATTGGCGCTCATCCTGGGCTTCACCTTCTGCAGGTAAGCCTGCTCAAGTAACAAAATATCACTGTTCACTTAAGTATTTATGTGAAAGAGAAGGGGTTTTCCTCTCGAAAAGAAGCTGCAGAATATGTAACTGCTAATTATAAGCGTTACAAGGTGTGCGAGGGGTGTGATTCAGTACTTGCCAAGACTTTAGCCATGTGCCCAATATGTTATACGTACAGATTTGATGTCTCAAAAGAAGCAGTTATTAATACTTCTGTAAGGCTGGGTAACAACGATAGATCCACATTACTTGATAGTGATCTTTTCTAGATCAACACGTTCATTCAAAATCTTTGAGAAAAAGATGACCTGTTTCATTAGATCTTCTTTCTTAATACCCTTAGATTTTTTTGCCTGCTCGTACATATCAAGTATGAAATCAGCAGTAATTTTCTTACGCTCTCCCATGATAGTATTTATTAATAGTTGATTTAATAAAAATCTATAGTATATAAATTATATGGAAAACAACTTCATCGAACAAATTGTAAATACAGCAAACACCCTAACAGAGGATTTTGAAAAGTTTTTTGTCAAGGGTCAAAACGCAGCCTCCTCCAGACTCCGTAAAGGCCTAAAGGCAATCGCAGATGTATGCAAAGCAGAGCGCAAGAGGATCTCAGAAGTACGCAACAGCCGAAAAGCAAAATAAGTCTAAACCTTAACCTAAATACTTTCATGAAAGATTGTGTTTGGGGCAGAGGTATTCTCTATTTTCTTATAGCAGCTCTAGCTACTCTTATACCAGCTATCAGCCAGTACAAGGCTCTTAGCGATATAAGTGACATTGCAAAAATTATACTTGTCTCCAATGTGCTTCTGCAAGGCTTCATTGCAGTGAGAGCATTTGTAGATCAATCAATAAGCAGAGCTGTTGATAAAAAAAATACCGTAAGCAAGCGTGAATTAATAATCGAAGATAAAAAAATTATTTAACTATGTCTTTAGCTTTGTCCCAGATGGAATCAGGTTCTTTGCCATCTTTGCGCCAGCTATTAAGAATTGCGTAGTAAGTTAAATGCTGCTGGTCTATGATGAACAGCTTGTTGTTACGCTTATCAGTATACTCAGTAACACCTGCATTCTCATTTAGATCAACACCCTTGAAACTCTTGAACCGTATCTTGTACGCTTTGATGAGGGTGTTGTAGCGGAGAAGGCCAAACGGAGTAATAAGACCCCGGCCGTCATCAGTAAAACCAATAAAGCCAGAGTTCTGTACATCATATCCATTGGGTGTTGTTGCATCATAAGAAGCTATTTCATCTTGTACTTTATCAGGTGTAACTGTTGTACACGCACACAACAAGAGACTACTCAGAGAGAATATCACGAATTTTTTTAACATCTTTGTCCTTTATGGCTTTTTCCACTTCATTATTGAAGTCAACTTCTTTCTGTTGTTCTTGAGCCTTCTTCATCTCTGGTGTATTCTTTGCTCCAAACACATTGTTGATAGCTCCAAAGATCCCGGAAATGGCGCTCAATAGTGCTTGTAAAATTCCTGCAGGCATTAGTCTACGTAGCTCTCTGTAGCATCCTTACATCCCTTGGCAATGGCATTGAGAACATCCACAGCAAGTTTTGCATTGCCGCCCACCTTGTTAAATTGTGTGGCATACAGATCCTTGATGGCTACCACATACTTGGACCAATGAGTCTTTTCAACTGGAAGATAATCAGCAAGGGCTTTTTGCAGTTGATCAGGTGTGGGTGCAGCTCCACGAGTCAATCCCTCCACAATGGTAGCAACGTTATTGATCATTTTGGCCTTTTCAGCTCTGTCACTGGCTGAAACTGCTTGATCCAACACAACAGTACAAGTCAGGGTAACAGCAGGAGCAATGTAAGGCAGAGCATTCTCAACTGTTTGTGCTGGATCAACTTTATTGTCAGGGCCTGTGGTGACACAGCCAGCAACCAAAAGAGGGATCAAAATAAATGGTAAGAAGTTTTTCATAAAAGTATTTAATCATGCATAGATTTTTGCAACAACATCTGCATGTGACTTGCCACAGAGGTATGCCGCTTTCATCAGTGTCCCGTTTGTACCCAAATAGCAGTTTGGGTTAATATCAAAGATGTAAATCCTACCATCTTTAATTCTGTAATCTATTCTAAAATAACTGGTTATATTGAAATGGTTTTTGATCTCACTTACAATGCATTTCATATCACCATGTTCTACAAGTTTACAGTTTTCTGTTGTTTCTTTCTTCCATTTGAAATGAAAGTCGCAAATCTTATTTTTTTCCACTTCTTTCTTTATGGATGCTTCAAATAAACCAGGCACCTCACAATAACTAAACTCTTCACCTTCTATAAATTCTTCCAAATAATTCTCTTCACTTATTGTTGCTGGTACATCATGCAAGATGTTCTCTGGTGTCATCTTGCAGCTGCCATGTGAGAATTTGTTCTTAAGAATAACAGGTGCAGTCAAATGTTTGTTAAAAAAAGAACTTTTTGGCGTAGTAATTTTTTTGTGTATGCTTCTTAACCATATCTCTTTGTTTACAAAATGTCTCAACACATTACTAGAAGCCCCAGTAAAGCATATTTTTCTCCTCTCAAGCTCTTGTGCACTCTCAAAAAGACCTGTGCCAGTATTCTCATCATTGTCACATAAATTAAAAACTTTTGTAAAATTACTTTTTAAGCATTTTATGTCATTAACTGGCAATGCTGGTATACCGAGAATCTTGCTTACTTGCTGCGCAACAGTGCAATTTGAGAGCGCTTCTTCTTTGGACAGATCTCTGTTGCTGCTATAAATTACACAATCCACATAATAATTTATGATTGGAGCTTGTAATAGATCTTGTAAAGATACACAGCAAATAAATGTGTTATGAGCCCACACACTGCAGTGGAGATGATGTTGTACTGGTCAAAGCAATTGTAGAATGGGTTGAAAAAGAATGATGTAAATACTCCCATCCAAAAGCTACTGCATTCAGGACAAAGCAAAGGTTTCCTGATATAAGGAATTCTGGCAATCAAATTCCTCACAGGAATAAAAATGGTGCTGTAACTGTACATCTGTGCAACAGCCAGAGAGACAATCAGATAAATTGCAACATCAGCTAATGTCATAAAAAGTATATTTTAATATTATCACCAGCAGGCACAACACTGAACCCGCGAAACACATATCTCTCACTAATTACTTTGGTGTAAAATTCTGCAAATGCTTGCTCTGTGTTGGGCAGGGTCACTATGGTACCACCAATTGTTACAGTTGCATGCTTTTGAATGATGGCTTGTGGGTTGAAACTGGGTTGTGGATTTTGCTGCAACCAATCTGTAATAAAAGCATGGCTGGAGTTGCGGTTGGAATTGACATGTGCCTCAATTCTGCCTCTGCATGAACAATTGGGATTAATTTTGAATGATTCTACATCTGCAAAAATAGCAGGCATTGTGGCTTGAATATCAGTCTTAAATTTTGCATTGGTTTGAATTAATTCTAAGAACAGCTTGCAAAAAAAAGGAGAGTCTTTGTCAATATGCATAATATTATTTAATTTGGAGTGCATTTAATCTACCAGTGATGAATGGCATTGGCAATGATAAATCCACATGTTATGAAATTGACCAGCACAATTAATGTGCGTATGATCAAGCTGATGTTTGCATCTCTCACCTTGAGATTTGGCACATCTGGTTTTTCCTCATCAGTAAGACCAACACGGTGATCTACTGCTCGGGCCCAAATGAGCCACAATTTTCTTCCCAATCCCATGTGCATATTATACACACAGACCTATAAATATCCATATGGCACAACAATTTGAGAATGTTATCAAAACAATAGAAGAAGGTTTTTTTGATCGCATCAAGGCACAAGGGGCTGGTGCAGTGGGTGCAATGCAAGGATTGAAACAGCAGACTCAAGGTGTAGTGCAGGGAGCCATTGCGGGGATCAAGAGAGATGTTGCAGGTGTTGAAGCAGCAAAAAAACTTAGCGATCAGGGTGCAGCTTCAGGTGAAGTTGCCAAGATACAGAGCTACAAGGAAATTGCTAATAAAAAGTTACAAGCCACATTGAATGAAATTGTTGTGGATTTGGGCAAGTTGGGTGTCAATACTACAAATTTTAGGGCGCTCGGTTATTACAATGTGATTGACACATTAGATAAGACCTTGGATAATATTGCTCAATCTGTTCAAAGCCCTGCTCCTGCTGCCAAGCCAGTCAGATACAAGTCAAAAGCACCTGTAGCTGCTGCTCCAATCACACCATAAATTGTAGTAGCATAAGGAAAAACACCAGTTAAATACTGGTATGAACATAATCCTCGAGACCACATTTAAGAAGAATAAAAAAACTATTGATACACTCAGTGTGGAGCTTAATGTGGATCAACTTGCAAAACTGGTGGAATCCAGGGGCATTGCTCAGGGTAATAAAGCTATTGATAATTTTGTAGCAAAGTATACTGCAGATATTAAAAAAATGCTTGCTGCTACTTTAAAATCTTAATAGAATAACGTAGGTATAGATATTTCTATTGCTTCAATGAAGCAATAATTATAGAAATAGTAAAAAATTACATAATTAAGCAGTGTAATAATGTAAGTATATAAAATAGAGACTAGAGTATGCCCAATGTACCTGAATTTCGAGATTTAGAGAGAAGCAAGCGATTGGCACTAGATCGATTTTCCTTTAAGAATGTGATTGGCGGCATATCCGTGCAAAGTGTAGTACCTACATTCATACCACCGCCCACGCCGCAAGACAACCCTGTCTTTAGCTATGTTACCAGTAATGATGAAGTCATTGTCATTACAAACCCAGAAACACCTAACTACATCATTGTGTCTACAAATGTAGAGACATTTAGTGCGACTTTTGACTCACAGGTGCTTGGTTTTACAAATAATTTTGATATCAGTGATTTTACTAACTGTAGCTTAGTTTTTAATTATGGTATTGGATTATCTGCTAATGCACAAGAAATTTTTGTAACTGAAAACGCTACCATTTCAAGCAATTCAGGAAACTTGTACACAGTTTATTATACAAACACCGGCTCTATTATTGTTGGGTTTGCTGCTAGTAATGTGTATGTGCCGCCTATCACTAGTTATCCCCCAGTTCCATCTCCAACACCTACAGTAACACCCTCAATAACACAAACACCAGGTGCTTCACAAACTGCTACAGCTACTCCCACAAGAACCCCAACCACCACACCAACACCAACACCCACTTCAACCATTACACCAACTATTACCCCAACAGTAACTCCTACAGTTTCTATTACACCAACTATTACACCTACACCTACTGTTACTCCAACAAATATAGGGCCTCTCTATCTATGGAGCACAGGAAATAATAACCTCGGTCAATTGGGGCTAGGTAATACAATAAATCAACAATATTTTACTAGACTAGCAAGTAGTAATTTTACAAAAATAGTTACAGCTGGTAACAATACATATGCTCTCTCTGGAAATACGCTATTCTCTGTTGGTACCAATAATTATTGTCAATTAGGTACATATTGCACACCAGTTAGTAGCAGTACTTTAATTCCTTTGACAGGATCATGGAGCGATATATCTACTGGTGTAGGTGACCATTTCTTTGCTCTTTCTGCTGGCACTACAACTAAGTGGTTTGCTTGTGGTCGAAATAACCGTGGGCAACTTGGTGGGAGGCCTAACCCTGCTTTCTCTTCAAATACCGTTGGTAGCTTGACACCTTTACCAGGTAATTACAGAAAAATTGTCGCGTCAGATCAGACAACATACGCACTATCTGGTACAAAAATGTTCAGCGTAGGGGATAATACATGGGGTCAATGTGGATATGGTAACAATAACAGCTTTAGTTCCTTTGAACCGGTCTCCGGGGACTGGGATGATGTTGTTCCAGGTTTTCGACATGTATTGGCACTATCTGCAAATACACGCACTAAATGGTTTGCATGTGGCTACAATCAAAACTATGAGCTAGGTCTTGGTGGGTTTGGGTCTTATCAGCCATCAGTAAACAAATTCACTCCACTAACTGCCGACTTTATCAAAATGTCTGCTGGGTATAGTCATACTGCCGGATTATCTACCAATGGTAAATGGTACTCTGTTGGGAGTAATACCTACGGTCAACTAGGCACCAATAGCCCGAGCACTTTTGAGTATAATTTTGCAGAAATTTCTCCTACAGTTTATATAGACGGAGAAGGCAATACTCTATCTTTTGTCTGGACAGATGTGGTCTGTGGAAATGAAACTATATTTGCATATAGCTCAGCTGAGGAAGCTACAGGCTGTGCAGGTAATAATACTGATGGACAACTCGGTATTAGCACCAATGGAAGATATTTGTACCTGCTGGGAGGCAAATGGTCAACAATATCTTCAAAAGGTGGGGGATTTGATAATGGAGGAGCTAGCCAAGGCCACAGTGCAGCATTAGGTGGAATTCTTGCTTTTCCTTCTCAAACACCTACAAATACACCTACAAATACCCCCACGCCCTCTGTAACACCAACGCTCACTATTAACGCTTCACCTACACCTACACCCACTAATACACCTACACCTACACAGACACCCACAGTAACACCCACTAATACACCAACTCCTTCGCGTCCACCTGCTCTGGTGTACAGCAGCAGTTACATACCTTTCGAAATAACAAACACAGGAATGTCTTACAATATTAGTCAAATTGGCACAGGCAATCCTTCACTGACATGCTTCAGAGGCACCAATTATGATTTCATTATTCAAACAGCTTCACATCCATTTGCCTTGAGAAACAGTCATTTGAATACATCACCTGTGAGCGGAACATACAATAATAATACTGTGAGTGGAAAAACATCTGGAAGCAGAATCTTATTCACACCCAATGAATATACTCCATCATCCATAATATATCAGTGCACAATTCATTCATACATGAGTGGAGCAATAAGTATAAAGGATTACAGTTTATGAACCCATATGAAGCAGTAGAATACTTGAGATCCATAGACATGAGCTCCCTCCCTTACAAAGAGCTAACAGGCATCTACTATGCAGATAAGACTGTTGATGGGATAAACACAGGGGAAAAATGTATTAAGTTTTATTTTGAAACAAAAAAATCTTTGTCTGAGCTTGCAGCACATGAAATTGTACCACAAACCATAACTTACAACAACACTGTATTCCAGACAGACGTTGAAGAAGCTCCTGCATCAGAAAAATTGATAGCAGATTGTCACAACTTGAGCAGCGCTGTTGAACCTGTGAAGAGCAATTACATCAAAAGAAGGCCTCTCCTGGGAGGGTGCAGCGGCATCAACATTGGAAGCACTGATGGAACCCTGGGCATCTTGGTTGTGGATAAAAAAGATGGTCAAGTAGTAGCTTTATCAAATTCACATGTGTTTGCTGCCAGTCAATTGCATGGTTTTTATGCAGGGGGCAATGAAATCACAGGCAACAATGTGCTAGGCTTGAGCGCCAGACAACCAGCATCCAATGCTTATAATCCTTATGGCAGTGCCACACCTGCTGTTGACTACATAGGCAATTGCAAGAGAGCTGTAGTGATAGGCAACAAAGATTATACAACTAATGCTTCAGGGCGGATAAAAGATACCACAGTGGACGCCGCCATAGTGGGTGTGGATAAAAATTTAATTTCCAGTGTCAGTGTGAGTGCCATAGGTCTAAATGTTTCTGGACCATTTGCATTTGCATCTGATAATGAAATCACTTCTTTGTTGGATCCTGTTTCTCCCAATTACAGAGCTCCAGTTTTCAGATCTGGCAGAACATGTGGTCCCATAGGAGCCCCAGGAAACACCTATTCATGTGCATTGAGTGTATCAGAATTTGGCATAGAACCAGTGGGATCATACACAGGGTATGTATCACTTTTCTCTGAGAGCTTTGTCATAGAAGGCACTACCATTGCCACCAGAGGTGGTGATTCAGGATCTGCAATATATGCTTTGTTGAGTGCCAATGTGCCTGCTCTTTCCACATGGAAGTGCATAGGACTAGTGTTTGCTGGGCCCAGTTTTACTCCAAGTTATGGCATAGGAAGCAGAATTTCAGCTGTGTCACAAGATTTGGATGTGGTTGCATGGAATGGCATAGTGCCTGTTCTGTCTGCAAGAACAGATGTAATAGTCTTATCTGCAGGTGAATATTTGCCATATTCCACAAGTGCAGTTATTACTCTATCAGGCAGAAGATACCATCAATTAGGCAGAACATAATTGTTTTTAATGCATCACAAACATAAATATATACATGCCCAACGTACCTGATTTTAGAAACATTGCCAGAGCAACCAGAGCAGGAACTGATGTTTTTTCATATAAAAACATAATACAGAGAACCAGTCAAATTGGTGGCTCCACTGCAATTGCACCACAAGGGCCCATACAGCCAGGTTACACATCAACTGTAAGAACAACATATCCCAATGCAGTGCTTGCTGAAGCATTTGGCAGCAGATGCACCTCATTCATACAAGCACTGTGTGGATATGCACCAAATGATGTGGTGACTGCAGCCAGCATATGTTCAGATGATAAAAATGCTCCTGTATTCCCTGGCAATACTTTTGGTCAGTACCCTGTATCACTGCAAACATTTCTGGGACCCTTCTTTGCTGGTGGCATT